GGGCATTGAGAAAGCCAAGCTGGAGATGGCTGAGTTGGAGTTGCTGGCAAAGGCTGCACAAGCCGATGCCAACAACATCACAGACCGCTGGAAGGCGGATATGTCTAGCGACTCTTGGCTGTCCAAGAACATCCGGCCTATGTCGCTGATTGCTATTTTTGCAGGGTACTTTTTATTTACCATGATGTCTGCTTTTGGGCATAGCCCACAAGAGTCTTTCGTAAGTCTCCTGGGCTCCTGGGGGCAGATAGTGTTTTTGGCCTATTTCGGAGGCAGGACTGTCGAGAAGCTGGCTGAGATGAGGAGCAACAAATGAGCATCTTCATACCCGTCCTCTACATCTGTATGAATGGGCATTGCGAATTCTTTCAGCAACTTACCCACTACACCGACAGGCAGCAGTGCATGGCAGTTGTTATGGAAAAGAAAGAAGAATTTATCAAGATGGGTGCAACGGTGGACGTAACTTGCATCGACCTAATTGTTAAAAAAAGGGGTTTGTATGAGTCTTAGTAAAGAGCAGGCAGGTTTCCTATTGGATATGTGCAAGCTGATTCAGTACGCTACTGAGCAGGGATTTATGGTCACAGGTGGCGAGTTGGCGCGTACACCTGAACAACAGGCAATCTACGTCAAAACAGGTCGCAGCAAGACCATGAACAGCATTCACCTAAAACGCTGTGCAATGGACTTAAACTTCTTTAAAGATGGGAAAATCATTTGGGACAAAGCTACCCTGGCTCCACTTGGCGCGTACTGGGAGAGCTTGCATCCAAAGCATCGTTGGGGCGGCAATTTTCGTTCATTGGTGGACTGCCCTCACTTTGAGCGCAACGTATAACCATGTGCATATTGATGCAATAGATGTGTGCTAGATTCCGCGCAACTTTGCGGAGTCATCATGCAAGCTAAAGTTTCGCGTCAAGAGTTCATCAATGTTTGGAACCGTTATGGCTCCGCTACCAAGGTAGCAGAATATTTAGAAGTTTCGGAACGGCTAGTTCACCGCCGTAGACGAAGGATAGAAAAAGACTTGAACCAGCCGCTTGTTGCCAATGATGAGCGAGCAAAAGCATACGCTCACATTCAACCAATAAAAACGTCTCTCAATCGGGTTGAGCTTGGCATCCTTGACCAGACCATAATCGTTTTCTCTGACGCGCACTTTTGGCCTGGGGAATACACAACTGCCTACAAGGGTTTGCTGTGGGCAATCAAAGAGCTAAAGCCTCATGCAGTCATTAGCAACGGTGATGCCTTTGACGGGGCTTCAATCAGTCGCCACCCACCTTTGGGATGGAGCCATATGCCTAGCGTAATTGAAGAGCTAAAAGCAGTTCAAGCGCACCTTGGCGAGATTGAAGAAACAGCAAAGGAAGCTAGACATAATTGCAAGCTGCTATTCACATGGGGCAATCACGACACACGCTTTGCCAACAAATTAGCGACACAAGCTCCGCAGTACAAAGAGGTGCATGGATTTAAGTTGGAAGACCATCTACCAGCATGGGAGTTTGCATGGTCTGTTTGGCCTACCAAAGATTGCGTTATCAAGCACCGCTATAAAAACGGTGTTCATGCTGCCCACAACAACACTGTAAACGCAGGAATCAGCATCGTTACTGGTCATTTGCATAGCCTAAAAGTTACGCCTTTTGCTGATTACACAGGGAATAGGTACGGCGTAGATACGGGAACCTTAGCAGAACCTTATGGGCCACAATTTGATTACGGAGAAGGAAACCCATTAAACCATAGGTCTGGATTTGCAGTCCTGACATTCAAAGGTGGTAGGATTTTGTGGCCTGAGCTAGTTCACAAGTGGGGCGAAAATCAGGTTGAATTTCGGGGTCAAATCATCAACGTATAGGAGTTACCATGTATCAGTTTGAAATGCTAATTGAGTCGGGTTCCATCACCATTGAAACCGATGACATGAACGTCATCAAGGTCATCCAGGACGCAGCCGCTTACTACGAAGCAAACGGTTGGGAAGTCGTGGAAGACATCGAAGAAGACGAAGAAGAAGTCGAAGAGGACGATGAGTCCGAAGACGATTGGGAAGAAGACGAAGAAGCCTAATCGGGGTAAATCATAGCCAATGCGTCTTGAACAGACGCTTGGATTTTAGAAACGACTTGCTCAAAAGGCAGGTCGTTTTTTCTATGTTGACGCAGTATTTCGTTTATCTCATGCAGAGTCTGCCAAGCATACCCTGAGTGGATAGCTTTAATGGCCTCTTCTTCGTCATTGAATGTGGCGTTGATTTTCATGTTCATTCCTTAGTCTTTCTTTTGCTTGGTTTAGGACAGTTCTCCGGCACGTCTACAACGCACCATATAGCCGTAGGATGCCCACAGCCGTGCGGGTAAAACCACCTATCAATGTAGGCATCTGGCATTCTGTTTAGGCATTTTCTAAGCGTAACTTGGTTGAAACCGGTCTTGGCCTCTATTTCATTTACGCTCATTCCTTCATTCTTTCCATTTTTTAACAAAGACCGAATAACTGGAAGTTTTGGTTGGTAGTTTTTTTCAATCATTGCTTCTCCTTTAGCTTAACTTCCACTTCTTCAGTTGCGCCAATGTGGTACACGTTGCCATCATCATCTGTACACACACTGTACATACCGTCTAGATGGTGAAAATTTAGCTCCAGCCCATCTTTGAGTACGATTGTGCTATTTCTGGGTACGTTATATAGCTTCACTTTTGACCGCCATTTCATTTAATGCAATGTCTACTTCAGCCTGCGCCGCCATTCCATCCTCATACCCACGGGCATAGCTGCTCTGCTCCATAGCAATCAGTTGGTTAATCAACCGCTGCTGTATCTCGCAAACACGGGTTAGACTATCTAATGCTAAATCTTTTTTTGTCCATGCGCGTTGTTTATCTATAGCCATTTCACGCTTAGCTTGAAAGCCACCGCCCCAATCACCCTGCTTGCGGGCAAGTTCGTCGAACGCTTCGTCTTCTGCATTTTTCATATAAAACTCCATATGATTAGGCCAACGCCACCTACTACGAACAGCACCACCATGACGGTTAGCGCCGTGAACAACATACTGACTAGCATGTCATCGGTTTCGTCATTGTCCTTCATGCTCGCTCCTTCAACTCATCCAATGTATTGGTCAATCGTTCGATTCGGTCAATGTTGTACCGCACTACGCTTCTTGCGTAGTCTTGGGCGCTCTCAGCTTCTAATTTAGACCTGTGCGCCTCTACTAACTCTTTGACCACCAATTCAATAAGTGTTGGCGTTTGCAGGAGCTTTTTGATTGACTTAATCATTTGCACTCCTTCGTAAACGCAGCAACCCGCACTTTGCATTCAGGCTGGTAGGTGGCATACCCTAAGTAAAACCCTGCTGCAATGATGCTGGCGCATAAGCCAACCAGGGCAAAGAAGTCTAGGATGTATTTCATACTTCATCCTTCACAAACACGCCATTGGAAAGCAATGTGCCTTTGCGGTCTTTGATTTCCTCATAAGCCAATTCCATGCAATCAACTAGGTTGATGTCCTGCAAGGCGCAGTAAACAATGAGGCAAACCATCACATCACCTACGCCATCAGCAATACCATCCTGGTCATTCTTGATAGTTGCATCTGCCAACTCACCAATTTCACTCATTGCTTTGAGTAATTGAGTTTGTGGGTGGCTGTTAGGAATGATTTTCCTAGCCTCTGCCCAGCGCACAATGTCCATTTCTAAATCTGCATAAGTAGCCATAAATTCTCCTAAAAGGTGGGGGTACTTGCTATCAGGCGGCAACTGCGAATCGATACCCTGCTTTCCCCCCGTTAATCAAAAAGGGATGTCGGAATCGTCATCCTTTGGAAAGCCATCATCTCGCGGGAAACCATCTTTAGGCTTTGGAGTGTTGAGGTACGCCCAACCATTCCAGCCGCCTTCAATCACAGGGATGGAGTCCAGCTTCAACTGCTTGCCATTCTTGGTTTCGATGATGCTGCCAATCTTTTGGTAGTTGTTTTTCTCGACACCATCTTTGGTGTACTTGCCGTTTACCACTGTCACTTCGTATAGCTTTGCCATTTTTAACCCTTTGATAATTCAGATTGCTTTTTGATTGAACTACGGGTTTTACTGTCAAGCATCCCCCACAGTGCTACTTTTTCCTCAGCATCCACGATGCATTGGTATTCACCAAGAGCGCCGACTGCATCATCTGCTGCCATGCGGTCATTGATTGCTTGCGCCACCAAAGCGAGCTTATTTGTTTGCCCTGGTGACACCAATTCAGTCTTTGCTGCTGCAATGCGAGGGCCGCGAGATGCTGCGTTGCCATCATCGTCCTCTGGAGCTATCCCACAGGCCGCCATGAGGCTGTAGCGCCGTGCATAGGTCAGTGCTGACCCATACCCCTGCGGGTCTTGCTTGCCCGCTGGAACGTGCAATTTGCCGCACTCCAATGTCTCGCCAGACTCATGGATGAAAACAGTCTCCACGGTCACGCCTGTGCTGTCCTCGCTGGTGCGCTGTACCAATGCAATACCTGCGTTGTTGAGACTGTCAATGACCGCTTCGATGCAGCCTGACAAGTCCACATATTTGCTCCGAAAGTGTGGGTTAGTCGATGTCTTGAGTGCAGGGCCAAAAGCCTTTTGCGCTTTGACCAGTGCTGTTGCTATTTCTTTCATTTTGTGTCCTTGTAAATTTGATTCAGTTGCTCTTTGTGCCACTCAATACGCTCATTTTGGATTTCTATCCAGCGGCAAAGCTGCTTTATATAAATTTCTAGATAAATGGCAGGGTCTTTTTTGTTCTTGCATTCAGCAATGATTTCCTCTGCATCGTTTGATGTAATCATTGTTTACGCTCCCACAAGATTTCCTGCTGGAGCTTCTTTAGCTCATCAGAGTTGTATTGCGCCTCATGGCACAGGCCACGGATATGGGCTTGCAGCACTCCAACTTGGTAGGCCAGTCTGTCAGCAGCATCTTTTGCGCCGTACCTTTGTGCAGCTTCTTCTGCATCAGCAATGATTCGGTCAGCTTCTTGATTAGCGGTCATCTTCGAGCCTTTCGGAAATTTTGTTGGTGATGTGTTCACGGGTAGAGTCGCTAAGGTAATCAATCCACTCAAGTCCTTCATATACGATTGAATAGACCACTAAGGTGTTCATCTCTGTATCCCATTCGTATTCGACTAGGAGCTTGGCAACTTCTCCGTTGCCCATCCTGTCCCAGTCAACTTCGCGGGTGCTGTTGTAGACAGTCATTTGTCTGCTCCTTCGTACTCATCCATTTCGTTGTTCAAGATGTCTTCCTGGTCTTCGGGGTACAGGTCGCCAAATGGAACAAAATGGTTCTCTTGGCAGCAGTGATACTTGCAGCCCTTTGGCTCAAAGCAGTAGCAGCAATATTCGATGCTGGATAGCTCTTGCCTAACTAATTCTCTGAATGAAACGTGTGTCATAAAAAACCTTTCTGGGTCAATAAATCCGCTTGCGGAGTGCTTGCGGTGACTGCATCTTATCGCAGCTTTCCAGCCTTTTTTGAACTATTTCGTAGGGGTTTATACCTATGTTTTTATCTCAAAATCGTGATAGGCTCAGAGGATGACTATGGATGAACTAGAGCTACAGAGTGCAGAAATCCTGCTGTGCCAAGCCATTGAACTGGCTGCTGAGTACAACGTAGAGGATGACCTGGACGCTGCCACCATTGCCTTGTTGACGCGGGCGCTTGAGTTAGCTAAGGAATAGGTGTAGAATTTTGCGAAACCCGGCTAGGTGCGAAGTCATGAGCGTACCGAAAAGCGAGCCTCCCCGCCTGCCGAAGTTTCCTTGCTAGTGGAGGCCAGTTGGAGATGCTTATGCACTATTTCCAGTTCCACATTGGGGACTACAAGAGCCATACCCATCACTTGACAGTGATTGAAGACATTGCCTACAGGCGGCTTTTAGACCACTATTACCTACACGAAGCGCCTATCAAACAGCGCGACATTGCCCGCCAAATTGGGATGCGCGACCATGAGCAGGAAGTCCTGAGCGTTCTCAATGAGTTTTTTGTCAGCACAGAAAAGGGCTTTATCAACGACCGCGCTGATAGGGCAATAGCCGAATATCACGGCAAAAAAGAACAAGCGTCTAAGGCTGGTAAAGCGTCCGCTGAACGCCGGAGCAACGCCCGTTCAACGGACGTTCAACCAACCATAAACCAAGAACCATTAACCATAAACCATAAACCAAAGAATACAAAGACAGTCGCCCCGCCGTTCGGCGTGACGGAATCTGTGTGGCAGGATTGGATAACTTTAAGAAAGTCAAAGAAAGCAGCAGTCACGCAGACAGCCCTTGATGGCATAGAACGCGAAGCAAGGAAAGCAGGCGTAAGCCTACAGACAGCATTGGAAACCTGCTGTGCAAGAGGTTGGACAGGATTTAAGGCCACATGGATGGAGGAAAAAATGACTCCAGCACAGAAGGCGCAAAATAATATGCACCAGCTCACTCGCGGCCTAACAGCACCAAAGCAATTTTGGGCTAAACCAGTGGAGGTGGACAATGACCGACTTTTGCAATCCTGATTCAGGCTTTGATTACATCTTTGCAAGGCTGAGTGCAATTTACGGCGCAACTTTTGCTAGGCATTGGGACGGAATCGACCCACAGATGATTCGCCAGGAATGGATAAACCAGCTTGGCATCTATCTAACTTACCGACCACGGATGGACTACGCCATCAATTGTTGCGACCCGAATTTTCCGCCTAGTGCGCTGAAGTTTAAGGAATTGTGCAGCAATGGCCCATCAATCCCGCATCCAACAGCCATTGAAAACAATCCCGTAACTAAGCCGATGCCGTCAGAGATACGCGAGCAATTGGCCGCACTCAGAAAGAAAATGACAACATGAGCGACCCATTCAAAATAACAGAGCCAACCGTTATTTCTTTTAGCGGTGGGCGAACTAGCGCCTATATGCTTTGGCGCGTACTGCAAAGCAATGGCGGGAAATTGCCAGAAGAGGCAATCGTCTGTTTCGCAAATACGGGTAAAGAGGATGAAAATACGCTCGTATTTGTGCGTGACTGTGCAATCAACTGGGGCGTGAAAATCCATTGGATTGAGTACCGCCACGATGATGCTGGTTTTGCAGAAGTAGATTTTGAAACGGCTAGCCGTGATGGAGAGCCATTTGAAGCCCTTATCCGTAAAGTTCAGTTCTTGCCCAACTCAGGCATGAGAATTTGCACTACACACTTAAAGATTCGCCCGTTTAGGAAGTTTCTGGATGCAATTGGCATTCACAGGCCCACGCAGTTTGTTGGAATCCGCGCCGATGAAATGCGAAGGGTTGTAAAAATCCGTGCAAATCCAGAGGCTGAAGGAATGGAGCGCCATTTGCCGCTTGCAACTGCGGGCATCGATGTTTACGCCATCAACGATTTTTGGAGCAAGCAAGAATTCAATCTGAATCTGACAACATTCAACGGCAGAACATTGGCTGGGAACTGTGATTTGTGCTACTTGAAGCCAGCCTCTCAATTACTTAGCTTAATCAAAGAGAAGCCAGAACGCGCTGTCTGGTGGGCAAAAATGGAAAGCCTAGACCTAGACAAGCAGGTTAATGGCAACAAGCAGTTTTCCAAAGACCGCCCGTCTTACGCCCAAATGCTCAAATTTTCTCAAGAACAGCGCGATATGTTCGACCCCGAAGAAGAAGCAATATCTTGCTTTTGTGGCGAATGACAATGTTTGACGCTGAAGCAATCCGAAGCAGAGTCTTTGCTGACATGGTGCGACTGTGCCGTTTGCCTGCTTGGAAGGAATGGGCTTGGCAGGAAGTCAAACGGATGGATGAGGACGATTTATTTAGGGGTATCAAATTCCATGTTTTGAAGGAGATGAAAAAATGATAGTTTCGATTAACAAGCTACCCAAAGAATGGATAGGGGTAAATGGGCCTTATTACATGGCAAAGGCCGTTGATGTAACAGGCAAGTGGGAAATTACTCAAATGGTGCAATCCTTTGAGAACCTGCCCAAGTTCATAAAAGAAGCAGAGAAATGCCATAAAGAGCAATGCACGGAAGTAATTTTCCATAATGGTCAATGGACAAAAACGAGAGATGAAATATTTAGCCAAGAAAAGGAAGCCCATCAATGAGAGTTTTAGTAGCTTGCGAATACAGTGGAACAGTGCGGGACGCATTCATACGAGCAGGACACTACGCCGCCAGCTGTGACCTGTTGCCTAGTGAATCTCCATTGGGCGACCATTACCAATGCAGTGTCTTAGACATCCTCGACCACGGATGGGATTTGATGATTGCCCATCCGCCATGTACGCACTTGGCAGTAAGCGGAGCAGCACACTTTGCCAGAAAAGCGGTAGAACAGGCAGAAGCATTAGATTTTGTCCGTGCGCTATTGGATGCCCCAATTCCTCGAATAGCCTTGGAAAACCCCGTTAGCATCATTTCCTCGCGCATTCGCAAGCCTGACCAAGTTGTGCAGCCCTATCAGTTTGGGCATAACGCAAGCAAAAAAACCTGCCTGTGGCTTAAAGGATTGCCGTTACTTAAACCAACACAAATGGTCGAGCCTCGCCTGGTTGACGGGAAGCCACGATGGGAAAATCAAACCAACTCAGGACAAAACCGCCTTGGCCCTAGTCCTGACCGCTGGAAAAAACGCAGCACGACATTCCAAGGCATAGCGGATGCAATGGCTACGCAGTGGGGCAATTTATGAGAAGGGCCGCTAGAAAAGACGATAACGAAAAAGAGATAGTCCAAGCACTAAGGGACGCAGGCG